ACATTGTTCTCGGAGTTGATGCAACTACAATGTTGCAGCTTAACCTTGATGCGCAGCAGAACAACCTTACAATCGTTCCCCTCGGAAGAGAAGTGAACGGTATCAAATTACAGACAGTAGTTACCCCTCTTGGAGAAGTGGCAGTTGCTTTGTTTGATACTATGCCTACCGGTACAGCCGTTCTGTTCGATCCGTCCATCATGGCTCCGGTTCATCAGATGGTTCCTGGCAAGGGCAATTTCTTCCTGGAGCAGCTTGCAAAGACTGGCGCAGGAGAAACATATCAGATTTTCGGACAGATTGGTTTGGATCACGGTCCTGAGTGGATGAGTGCTAAGTTCACAAATATTTCCACAGATCTTCCGAGCAAACTGACAGCAACCACAAAACCGGGGGAATAACAGGTCATACCCTTGACGGTGGTTCCCGTATCGTAGCCGATTCTTCTGTTTCCACATCATCAGATGCGAGCACAGAAGAGACGGTTACTGATGTCACAAAGAAGTATACAGAGGAAGAACTTAATGCTCTGACAGTGGCACAGATTAAGGCTATCGCAACGGAACGTGGGTATGACATGAAAGAAACCGTAAAAGCAAAGCTGATCGCAGAGTTTTTAACTCAGCAAGGGTAAGAAAGTGAGGACGGATTATGGACGCTAAATTGTTGAAAGTCATTTTAGATGATGAAACTCTCACTGACGAACAGATTGCCGTCCTCCTTGTGAAAGCTCAGAAACAGGCTGCAAATCAACACTTTTGGGCGGATGATGATATTCCGACAGAGGCAGAGTTGGAGAGGTTTTATAACCGGTATGAGTTTGAAATCTATGATTTGGCGAAAGCCATAAACTCTGACGATGCGAGGGGCGGACTTGTATCTCACACAGAACTTGGAGTTACCCGGAACTGGGGACAGACAGGTAAGAAAGATATTGAGTTGGCCTTGTCGAAGATCCCACCCAAAACCTATGTCGGTCTGTTAAGGAGGGATGGCAATGCCGAAGCTGAGACTTAAAGACCTCAGATTGAACCAAGTCCCTTTTTATTACCAGACCTATGACGGAACGGTGGATGAAGTGGACGAGGATGGCAACCTTACCGGGGAGAGCATACCGAAGTATTCAAATCCGGTTCGTGTGCTTGCGAGAGTAAGTCCGAACTCAGGAAATGCCGAGGACTCCCCATTTGGTAAAGATATTGTCTACGACAAGACCATATCAACCGTACAGAAATTGCCGATTGATGAATACTCAAAACTCTTCATAGATGTGGTTCCTATTCTCAACGAGGACGGTTCCACAGATACAGAACCGGATTATATATGTGTCTGCCCGAAACATGATTTGCAACAGAATCTATGGGCGATACGGAAGATTAAGGGGAATATCCATGCAGGACAAAATAACGATCAATCCCTTTGACCCGGACAGCATAGATGAGGCTATTAAGAAACTGGAAAAGCGGAAAGAGCGTATACACAAATGCGCAGAGAAACTTATACAGAGACTTACAGACCTCGGAGTTGAAAAGGCACAGGAGTTAGTTCCGGTTGATACCGGTACGGCAAGATCTTCCATTATCGGTTATCTGGATGAGGCAGAGGGAGTTGGAATCATAAGTGCTGGAGGGTACTGCAAGTACATTGAGTTTGGTACTGGTGTAAAGGGTAGGGACAGTTCCCACCCAAGCGAAGAGTACAAGGCAATAATGAACTGGGCGTACAATTCCGGGGCAACAATCTTTACCACGAAAGACGGCAGAGAGGTTGGTATTATCCGGCTGATGATGGCACATGGCGATTTACAGAGGGTATGCCGTCAAGACCATTCATGTATGAGACGGCGCAATATCTGAGGAAAGAAGCACAAAAAATAGCAAGCGAGGTATTCAAGGATGGTTAAGGACAATGTGAATTTGTATTTTACGAACCTCCTGAAAGACTTGCAGAAACAATACAGCAGTTTGAAAGGAGGACAGGTGTATAAAGCTACACCACCGTCATTCCCCTATATGTATTTCAAACAGATAGGCGGAGACGGAGCGTTATCCACACTTTCAAATACAGAGGACGGTATCAATCTTGGATTGGAAGTCAAATTCTATTCAAACAAATCCGCCTCAGAAGTGCGGAAGTTAGCAAATTCCGCAAGGGAATATATGGTAGGGATTGGATTTCATTGCGACTACTTCTCCCCTGTGGAGAATGTAAGCGATACTTCCATTTCACAATTCCTTACCCGATTCTCAAAACTGGAAACATGATTAACTCCATCGGCTAGGGTCGCTCCCGAAAAGCACTCGCCTGGTGTCTGCCGGTGGTTTTAATAAATTCAAGGCTTTACCTCTTAGGCAAAGGAAAACACAAGGAGGTAGAACGAAGATGGCAAAATGTACAAATGTGACATATCTCATGCACGAGAAAGCAGATGCTCCAGGAACATTTGAGAAGTTGATCGACATCACTGAGTACCCGGATCTCGGTGGAGAAAAGGAAAAACTCGATGTTACAACACTTTCCGATACGAAGAAAAGAACCATTAACGGTATCGAGGACACAGGGGATCTTGCTTTCAAAGCATGGTATGAGAAAGCTGATTACAAGAAACTCTTGGATCTGCAGGAAGCAGGAAAAGTTGATAAATACCAGTTATGGTTTGGAGAAGAGGGTGTTGACGGCAAATGGGAGTGGGCCGGTGTTATGGCAGTATATCCGACAAGCGGATCTTCCAACAATGCGAGAGAAATGTCATTCTCCATTACTGATGAGGGCGAAGAGGCTCTTCATTATGTAACAGCGTGAAAAAGTGAAACAGCGGCAGGGGAATAATCCTCTGCCGTACAAATAGGACAGATTAACGAAAGGACGGTTAATAAGTATGATTTTACAGACAGCGAATGGACCTAAAGAGATTAAAGTAGCAGATCTCGATTTTACAAACCTTATGTGTGATCTTGAAGATCACGATGTAGATGTAATGGGACTTCTGGATGATGATACCAGAGAGAACATGAAGATTTTTAAGACAATCAGAGCGATCATCGCAGTCCTTACCGGCACAAAGGATCTTACAAAAGCCGGAAAGATACTGAGCGAACATTTGAAGTACGGTGGCTCCATGGATGAAGTCATGGAAGCCTTTACGGAGGCAATGAAAACCGCGGGTTTTGGCGAGGAAGCCGAGGAACCTCCGAAGAGCGGAGGAAAGAAAACCAAGGCGGCAACAGAGTAGAGGAAATAGATCTCAGTAAATACAAAACATTTACAGAGATTATCAATAAAGTTTGGCTTCCCAACGCTCTCCTTTATGGAGTTTCCTATGAGACCTTTTGGACATTGAACCCTACGAAATTAGAACCATTCCAAAAGAAGAGAGAAATGGAAGCGAAAGAACAGGCCACAGCCTTAGATACGTTGGCGTGGTCCGTTGGTTCGTATGTCGTAGATGCCATGGCAATCTTCCTTGGCAGAAATGCTCCGGCATACCCAAGCCAACCAAGAAGCATGAACAGCACAGAGGACGCACCGCCGGGAGCAAAAATGACGGATGCAGACAGATTCGCTGCCTTTGCCGCAGAACATAATAAGCGATTGAGACAGCGAAGAGAAAAGTAGCTGATTACATGGGGATAGGTTGACGAACCGAAACAGCGCAAGTCCGGCGCAGTTCCCCATGTTTTCTTATTTTACGGACAAACAATACCACCCACGGACAGGGTTTTACGAAGTGAGGTGGCAAAATGCCTGATAACAGAGTAGATAGCATTTTATTGGAAATAGAGGCCACCACTGATAAGGCAGACGGTGGTATTGATAAAGTAACAAAAGCTCTTGCCTCAATGAAGAAAATCACTGAGGGATTAGATACAGAAAAGTTAAAACAGATTCTTGATGTAATGCGTGGTTTCTCCGGCGTTGGAGATGATCTTAAAAATGCCGGAAGTGGTATGAGAAGCATTGCATCATCCATTAAGTCTCTGTCAGGAGTTGATACGGCGAAATTAAAAGAGGTTGCGGCTACTGTAAAGGAAGTCAGCACAGCACTTGGAAACCTCGGATCGAATAATCGCGTCAGCATCAGAATTGATTCTGAGGGGGCACAGAGACGTGTACAGCCTTTGGAGAACGGTCAGCAAGCAGCGGCAGCCACAGAAAGCGTTGCGACTGCATCAGAAGAGGCACAAGCAGCAATGAACGGTGCCGCATCAGCGGCAAGTCAGTTGGCACAAGAGGAAAGCAACCTCGGAACTGCCGGACAAAGTGCAGCAGCCGGACAGACAAACTTAAACGAAAGTCTCAATCAGGCAAACACAAATCCGGCTAATAGACGTATTCAGGAACTCATAGACCAGATCAATAAGTACAAAGCCACTGTCAGCGGTATGGAGAGTGGAAAGATACGGTTTGATACCGGTCAGTATGAGGAAGCTGTGAATGGTCTCAGACAGGCACAGGAACAGTTTAAACAGTTCAAGGAAACGGTTTCACAGTCTCCTAAGAATATGGAGGATGTGGCAAAGTCCATTAAGTCCATAGGGGATGCAGCACAGAAATGTGGACTTGGAACCTTTTCTTCTATATTAAGTGGAATTGCATCAATTCTTCCGGCCATTGAAACCGGGGGCATGGCGGCAAATGCCGGATTCCAGTCTATGGCGGTAGGTCTTGAAGCCGTTCAGGCGGCGATACCGATTATTGGTATTATCCTGACAATCCTTACTGCAATCATCAATGCGGTAAGGCAAGTGGCAAATGCTGTAAAGAACGAGACACAAAAAATCATTTCTGCCGTGAAAACGGTAGTGAACAAAATCCGTTCTGGGATTGCTGCAATTATAAACAAATTCAAGGAACTCAAAAAGAGAGTGAGAGAAAGCCTTGGATTTTCAGAAAAACAATCTGGTGCATTTGCAAAGAAACTCGGCTCAATCATCCGACTTGGAACGTTCATGTTATTACGTTCAATGTTTACACACCTATTTGAACTCGTAAAAACAGGATTCGATAACCTTGTTATTTATTCAAAAAGAGCCGGAACAGAGTTTCACAAAAACGTAAATCTGCTCTACAACGATTTGCGACAGCTTGGAGCATCACTGACAACTGCATTTGAGCCAATACTGAATGTAGTTACTCCGATTCTGGATTATCTGATTCAGAAGCTCGTTGCAGCAACAAACGCATTGGCACAGTTCTTCTCAGCACTCACCGGTAAGAAGTTCTATACCAAGGCAATAAAACAGAATAAAGATTATACAGATTCCTTAAATGGTGCTGCAAAGGCGGCAAAGAACCTTACCACCGGCATAGATGAGCTTAACATCCTAAGTGATGATAAAAGCGGCAGTGGAAGCAACAGCGGAGCCGATGGAAGCGGTTATGAAACAGACGAGATTGCGGATAAGTACAAAAATCTTGCACAGATGATTAAGGATGCTTGGGATGAAGCTGATTTCTACGATGTAGGAAGAATGTTCGGGGAGAAACTGAAAGAAGCCCTCGATAACATTCAGTGGGACGGCATCAAAGCATCTCTGAGAAAGATTGCGAAGTGCATTGCGACATTCCTGAATGGTTTCCTTGAAACTCCTGGATTGTTCACATCAATAGGCGTGACAATAGCGCAAGCTATTAACTCTGCATTTGAGTTCGTTGATTCATTTGTAGAAAACTTCCATTGGAGCAGTCTCGGAACGGCAATAGCAGATCTTATCATTGGTGCATTAGATACTCTTGACTGGACTCTGATAAATAAAACCGCAAAGGGACTTGCGCAGGGTATCGTAGATGCAATCAACGCTGCCCTGCAGACAGAAGATCTCTGGAAGAAAATTGGAACAGCAATTTCCAATGCAATAAACTCAGCGATTCTATTTGCAAAGACATTCGTTACCGGATTGGATTGGGCTTCACTCGGAACCGCAATCGGCAATTTGCTTGGCAATGCAATAGCCGGAATTGATTATGTTGGCATTGGAGAAACATTCGCCGGTTTTGTAAATGGTGTATTTACTGCCGTACTGAATTTCTCAAAGACTTTCCCATGGAAAGATATTGCTACGAACTTTGCAAACGGTGTCAACACAGCACTGAAAAAACTCGATTGGAATACCATCAAAGATGGTTTCGATACTTTCTGTGAGGGGCTTGGAACAAATATAAATACCGCAATTACGAAGATCGACTGGAATCTCGTAGGCACAACGTTTGGCAACAGCATCAAGACACTTTTCAGCGGTCTTGGAAAATTCCTTGCAAAGATAGATTTCAAGAAAATCGGAAGTGACTTTGCGAGTGCGATAAACAAGGCAGTTAAGACTATCGACTGGAAAGAAGCCGGAGGCACAATCAATTCCCTTATATCTGGTGTATGCACACTGATTAACACTTTGATAGACGAGGTAGATTGGTACGAACTTCTAAAGGGCGTAGGAACGGCAATGTCCGAGATTGACTGGGACACAATCCTCAAAACAGTCTTTAAGGTATTTGCAGCCAAGTGGACGTTCAAGAATTTGTTCAAATGGGTATCATGGACCGCCATTTGGAACCAGTTGAAAACAAGCATTGTAGAGGGAATATCTAAGAAGTTTGGAATTGGATCTGATGATGGAGAAATAAATACTGTCGGAGAGAAAATAGTCAGTGGCTTGCTTGGTGGAATATCTAAATCCCTTTTGCCGGCACCATTGCAGACAGCGTTGAGTTGTTTCGGAAATGTGACAGATGTTGTCAAAGGAATATTTGGCATAGGTGGTTCATCCGATTCAACCGTATTCAGCACACTTGGAAGCAATCTTGTCACTGCTTTCAATGGAGGCATCGGAAAGAAATTCTCAGACTGCCAAGCAAAAGTTACGGAGTGGGCCGGAAAGGTCAATGACTGGTTCTCGGGTACGAGTTTTGGAAAGATTTGCAAAGAGACTTGGGAAACCCACGGTCAGAACATCATAACCGGCTTTAAGGACAAGATAGGCAATGCTTATACCACCACGAAAGACAGCATCACGACTTGGGCTGCTAAGGCCAAAGAGTGGTTCAACAATTCATCATTTGGTGGGGTCAACATGGAAACATGGACCGGATATGCAAATGACATTATCTCCGGTTTCAAGACGAAAGTGGGAAATGCCTATACACAGACCAAGGACAATATTACCACATGGGCCTCAAAGGCAAAGGAGTGGTTTAATAGTTCTTCATTCGGCGGAGTGAACAACGGTACATGGACCACCTACGCAAATGATATTATCACTGGTTTCAAAACAAAGGTGGGTAACGCATACACCACTACAAAAGATAACATCACAACCTGGGCGAGCAAAGTTAAGGAATGGTATACGAGCAGCGGCTTTGGAAACATCAATAGCAATACTTGGCAGACCTACGCAAACAATATCATTTCCGGCTTCCGGGAAAAGGTTGGAAACGCCTATACCACCACAAAGAACAACATTACTACTTGGGCGAGTAGCCTGAAAGATTGGTTTTCTGGATCTTCATTCGGAAATATCAACAATGCCACATGGACCACTTATGCAGGAAATATCATAACTGGTTTCAGGAACAAAATAGGACTGTCGTACACAGATACGAAAAGCAATATCACAACATGGGCTTCAAACCTCAAAACGTGGTTCTCTGATAGTGGTTTTGGAGGCATCAATAGTTCTAAGTGGAGTACCTATGCAGAGAATATTATTTCCGGCTTCAAAACGAAAATCGGAAACAGTTATACGACTTGTAAGAGCAACATTACAACATGGGCTTCTAATGTAAAAACGTGGTTCACAAATACCTGTTCTTATGACAAGTGGTATGACATTGCAAAAAATGTGGTAGATGGTTTTAAGAACGGTATAGGAAATCTGTACTCTACCTGTAAGAACAACATTGAATCGTGGGGCAGCAGTATTATCTCATGGTTCAAAGACAAGCTGGATATTAACTCTCCGTCCAGAGTATTCAAAC